AAATCCTTGTTGCAAGAGACCGGCTTGTAATAACGCACGTTCTCTCGCAGCCCCTGTGCCAAACTCTGCGAGTTGCACTCCCGCTCGACCACTGCCGAGCGCACCCAAAGCTGCCTGTTGATCTCTTATACTTTGTTCTTGTATTGCTTTGTTACGATCAAATTCTGCTAATGATGCATCAATCACTTGTGACTGATAAGGGGACATAAATTGAGATACGTCTTGTTGAAAAGCTTGCGCACCTAACGGCACTCCACTCATTGTTATTCCTGCAGTTCCTAATCCAATTCCGGCTCCAGTTAGTTCTTGACCTGCTCGTCCTAAAGTTCCTAATCCAGTTCCTAAAACTCCTAAACCAGTTCCTAAAGTTTGTTCTGCTGTTCCTAGTCCTGTTTCTGCATCTCCAGCTAACCTAGCTGCTTCACCTGCTTGTGCTTGTGCTGTTTGTAAAAATGGTTCAAAACTTGCAATTCCTGATGTCCCTGCTGCTTGAGTTGCTAACGCTTGTGCATCTTTTTGTAATTTTGTTTGATCTGCAACTGTTGGTCTAAGTCCTTGTAAACTCTGTTGTCTAGTTTCAAACTCCCTAGCAGCTTGTTGTCTCGCTGCAAAATCATCATCTGATTCACCTGGTCGTTTTATGATATTAGCAAGACCAGTTGCAACAGTCGGCACACCTGTTTGTGCTAATATTTGTTTTGATAAATCTGTTCCTAAATCTTGTATAAATTGGGGTGGTAATTGTCGTGTTTCTGTAATAGCCATTATAATACTTCCTCTAATCTTTGTGATGTTTGAAACATTCGTCTAGCGCCCTCTAAACCTTGAGATTCTTCGGATACGTCACCTCCAGCTTCGAGGTTTTTCATCATGTTATACATGACTTCTGCTCCCTTGTCTACATTTCCATCACCAGCATTTCTTACAGCGTCAGCCGTAAATACAAATTCATTTTTAGATAATCTGGCTGGCACATCGTCAGCTCTTTCCATTCTACCCATGTCCACAAAACCACCTGTTTCTCTATAATCTTTTTCTTTACCATCCATATCTAATAATGGCATAGTCTTTTTAGCTACAGGTTCCGTGTCTCCACCCTCTTGATACCCTAATCTCATTATGCCACCATCTGCTTTAAGACCTCTTGCTCTAGCGTCCATCGAATATTGTTCTCTTTTAGCTGCTAAAATAGAATTTCTAGCTTCATCTATATTTAAACCAGTAGTGTCAGCTAATAGTTTTGCTTCTTGTTCTTCTTCCGGTGTTAATGCTGCTACTGTTGTTGCTGCTGAGAATGCTCTAAAAGGATCTAATTCTCCACCTGTACCGATTAAACCAGAAAATTTATTATCACCTGATCCACCACCAAGAAATATATTTGTTAGTCCTTCTTTACTTAAAATATTTCTTAAACTATCTTTTGCAAGAAATTGTCTTGGACTCATAATATTTCTAAACATACCACCTAAACCTGATCCTCCTGCTAAATTACCAAGTGCACCTGCACCCGCGTATAATAATGCAGCTTTACCTAACGGTGACTTTACAACTTTCTTAACGGCACGTGTAACATTTTTAACAAGTTTACCTAGACCATACATTTGTCTACCCATCTCATCTATTTGACCATCGGCTAAACCACCCATGATACCACCACCCATAGCACCTACTCTACCACCATCAGCTCTAAACGCTAACGCTCTTAGATCAACTGGTATTTCCTCTACTGACTCATCTGTTGACTCATTTGTTATTTGTTCTGCATTTACTGGAAATATAATTGGTAAATTTTGTTGAGCATCATCGTCACGTCCACTTGGAATAATTGTTCTACCCATGGCATCTGTTTCACCAGACATTCTGCCTGACATGTACTCTTGATATGCTTTTTCTAATTCTGTGTAATTTAAACCTTGTGCATTGTTTTTAAGAACTCTCTCATAGAAAAATCTTCTGTTTGGTTGTCTATTAAGATTTGCAAGAAATTGTGCAGCTGGTGGAACATATCCAGGATAGTTAGCAGGTTTGTTTATAAATAAATTTTTGTTTTCGTCTGTAGTTCTTTCCTGATCAGTTAATGTAAAATCAACATCTTTAATAGGTGTATCACCTGGAAGTAAATCTTGATCTTCTGCAACATATCTGTTTTGGTTTCTTAATTGATTTATGGTTTGTCGTTCAGTTATTTTAGATCGATCTGGACCAGGTCCTCTTCTAGAATTATCTGGACCAGGAGATACGTTAGTTGTTCTAACATCACCAGCTGGTGAAACACTTACTTGTTTATCAGGTGAATCAAATGTTGAAGCATCAGCTCCACCTTTAAGACCTATACGTCCTCCCTCTCGTAACATTTGTTTTGCTTGTTGTGATCTAGTTATGGCCATTGTACTATTCTATTTTGTTTTACTAAATAAATCAAGGCTAGGCATCACGACATTTACATCTTGAGCCATGTCTTCTGCCTTATAACCTTTAGCTTCCCAGTCTTTTCTTTCCTTAAAAAGCTCCCCAGTTTCCTTGTGTCTATACGTTGTTTCTACTTTTGTTGGTTTTATCTCTATCATTACGATACTACCTCTCTTGGTTGGATTTCTAGCACAGAAGCTATTACATGTAATTCATTTGCATCTGATGCTTGTACTTTCAACGCCTCGTTTTCTTGCACTACAAGAGGCTGTGTTAACAGTTCTGTTGTAGTATTAGTATCTACTGCTTTAGTTTTAAATAAACTAAATATGTTTGACGATGCATCTACTAGTGTTACATCTATATTGCAGCTAGATCCTGAATCATTTGATACCAACAATGATTTAACCACAGCTGTTCTTGCAGCTGGCACTGTATACAATGTTGTCAAATCTGTTGTCGTTAAGTCTGTTTTTTTATTTATAAAACTATTTGCCATTATCCTAAAAAGAAGTTTACTGCTTCTACCTCCTGTTTTAATTCTTCTTGAAATGTAGTATTTAATTTTTCAACTACAGCGTCAAGATCTCTTACTTGTGCCTCTGCTGTGGGCAAATCATATTGTTCACTTGGTCTTGTTAATACTTGTACTATCTTTGCCATTATCTACGTCCGTCTGGTTGTGTATCTAATCTAAAAGTTCCTAACTTCCAACTTTGACTTGTTGATGTATTCTCTATTTTTAATGCAATAGCTCTAGCTCTTGCACGTGTGTCTACTTTTTGTGTAGATGTAGTTATATCAAAAGGTCCAAGTGATGAGCTTGCAGCTGTATCATTTGGAAAATTTCTTAAATTTAATGTAACTCTAGTATTACCAGTTTGTGATATAAAGTCAGGTATAAATCTTCTTATCTTCATAAGAAACTCACCGTCTCCTCTAAAAGTTGCAACACCCGTAACTTGTCCTGTTCCTTGTGCTCTTGCTTGTGTAATGTCAAAATCTCCTGACAATATGTTTGCAGCTATCGCTGTAATTGCTCCTCCTTTTACTTGATCAGTCCCTGTTTCGTGTTCATAGTATGTTGTTCTACCTTCTGTGTTGCCTACAACATCAAAAGATGTATCTGTATCTGCATCGTATTCTAAAGCGTGTGGTAATCCAAAAACAGCAGAATCACGCCACATTGTTCTAGCTAAAGTTCCAACTGTCCATACAGGTCTTTGTGGTGATGAGTCAAAATAATTATATGCGACCATTCTATTTACAACTGATGAAGATGATGTTGGATAAAACCATATTACTTCACCAAACAAATTATTTAATCCTGCAGATACCATTTGATTACCAGAATCTAAATTTATATCATCGTACACATGGTCCTCCACTAAACAAGCTAACGATTCTAGTTTACCAGCATACCTAAAAAAACCATTCTCTGACATCCAATATGCAGAACCATCAACTTCAACACAAGCATTTTGTCCGACAAGTCCACAGTTAGTTCCAACTTGTGCAAACGCAAACGTAAAAGGTTGACCAACAAAACGTTGTGTGAATAACGCTGTATCAGTCCAAACATAAATAGCATCCCTACCACGAATTGCTCCTCTGATCTGTGATCCGTCGGCCAGTCTTTGTGTACCAGCTGTATTAGTTGCAGTAGGTGTATACGTGTTTATGTCCTCTTGATCTGAGAATCTAATAAACATATCATCTTGTGTAGATGTATCTCCTATGGTTGTTTCTGTTCCAAAAAATACTAAGTGACGATCCGGTGTTGATACTAACATATGACGGGACGCTGTTGGTGCACCAGATATAATAGTTGCTCTTGAGTTTGTTGCATCTGCTGCTGCAGAGTTCCACTCAAACACAGCACTGTCATGAATTAAACAAATTGCTTTATCACCAAAATTATCTAATGACCACATACCTGGTTCAATAACTAAGTCTCCTGATGCAGCCTCTCCCCACGCTACAAAATCAGATGTATTTGTAACTGTTGCACCAGAACTATGTGTTGCAGCGCTTGTTCCTCTTACTTCTCTTGTAACACCTGTTAATTCTTTTGATGCACTAATGCCTGTATAAGATATTTCTTCACTTCCTATTTGCACAAAACTTGTACCTGCACTTGGAAACAAAGCATCGTTAACCAATATAATACCTGTTGTTTGTGAACTATTTATACCTGCTGATAAAGTTGTTGTTGCTGCACCTACATCTTCACCACCCCAAGATCCAAGAGACCAACCAAAACCTTTTGCTTGTACAGCTGGACCCACAGGATAATAATGTTGTACTCTAATACCACCTGATGTTGTTGCACCAGATCCAGATTCATTTGATGGCATAGTAATAGTTATTGTTGTAGATGTTGGCACGGACGTTACCATAAATTTTTTATTATCAAAATCTGATGAACCAAAATCAGAATTAGTTATTGTAGAAAAATTATCTAATAAAATAATATCAGAAGCATTTATATTGTGACTACCCGAAAAAGTTATAGTTACTACTGCTGATCCATTGGTTGTAGTAAACGCACTTGTAAGAGTGTTTGTAGATTTAATAGGATGTATATCGTAAAAAGCACCGCCAGAGTATGCATATAAAATTCTGTTTGTACCGATGATTGCATATTTTCTAGCAGAACTATTTACAAAGTGATGAAGTCCACGACCTGCACCTGTAAGATTATCAGATCCTAATTGTGACCAACCCCCTATTTTTTCGGGTGTGCCATATCTAAATCTGACATTATCACAATCAACCCACTGACCTTCTGCGCCAGTTTCTGTGATTTGTTTATTAATGCCTGGTTGAAATCCTATCTTTTGTAACATATGGCTCCATTATAATACTATTTTACAAATGCTGGTAGACCCAATTTAGGTCTTCCATCAAATTTGTTTTTATCAGCAAATGGGCCATTTACATGGTTATAATGTAAAAATACTTGGCCGCAAATGTCCCCGTCAAAAGGCTCTCGCCAATGTTCAAGTTCACATCCACTATATACCAACATATCACCTACATCAAGCAAGACTTTTTCTCCTTTTGGAGCATTTGGTTTATGTATTTCTTGATACTCATCTATAACGTTATTGGACCCTGTGGGATCTATAAATATAGGCCAAGGTTCTCCACCTAAATTAAGTGTGGTTGATATCTCACAAGAAGGTCTGTCTTTATGTCTTCTTAATTTATCTCCTCGTTTATAAGCTCTTGCATAAGAATATGTTGGAATTAAATCTAAATTTGTATGCTCTTTCATAACAGGCAACATCTTGACTAACAAAGTATCCATTACAAAATCACCATAACAAGAAAATGTATTTGGTATCTGTCTATCACTCCAAGTTCCAAGTAAAGGAGATTCAGCATGAATATTTTTTTGATACATATAATCAACTGCATCTCTTTTTAATAAAAAGTAATTAAATATAAAGTTAGCTAAGTCATAAGACACAGCGTTTTTGATAATTTGATATTTCTTTATTTTAAACATATTACACCCTAAAACATTTTTGCATAAAATTAAACGATATAGATATCCTAATATCATTAGAGTTATTAGGATCTACACAATGATTTAACCAAGATGGAAACATAATAAGTCTACCTGGTTTTGGATCATAGCTTGCTTCTCTCCACAATCTTTTATCAGGTGTGCCTTCTTTCATTCTAGGTCTTACCATTAATGCAACAGATCTTGGATCTTCTATTTTTAATTGTCCAGAATTATTTGGCGCTTTAACATAATATACACCAGACCACAAAGAGTTTGGATGTATGTGTGCTCTATTCATACCACCAGGCGGATTAATATTAGCCCACATGTTACCCAAGAATGGCTCACTATCTAAATGTTCTTCTTTATAGATTATGTATTGTGCTTCATATAAACCGTCTACCAATCTTTTATACTCTGGTTTTTTGTGCATATCTGTTTCAGAATGCCAACCTTGAATATTTGTTCTAGTAATACCTTTGTTTTGATTAGACCAATTAATAATATCTTTTTCTAATTGAACATTTAAAGATGGATCGTTATGATCAAATATGTAAACTGGAGTTGGAAAATATAAATCTCTAATCATTTAAAAGGAGTGCCTCCAAACCACATAACTAAAGATTTTCTATTACCTTTAACAACTGGTTTTACTCTGTGTCTAATAAATGATGCAAAGAATACCGCATGACCTTGTTTTAATTTTGCAATCTTATCTTCTGACATCAATTCTAAATCACCACCTTCAAACTCAGACTCAGGTGAAAGTAAACAAGTCATTGATATTTTTCTTACAGGTGGTTCGTGTTGAAAGTTTACATCATTGTCTATATGCCAATCATAAAAACCACCTTCAGGATATTCTGTATACTGTGCAGGTTCTGTGAGTTGCATATTCTCAAAACCAAAATGATTACCGTTAGTTGCTTTCATCATTTTTTCAATGTCTTTGTACATATCAACCATTTTTTTAAATGGTATCCAACTAATGTGAGAAGTTCTAGTTTTAGTATCTACTACACCACCTTTAATTCCTTTTTTGTTTCCAACTTCTGCATCTTGTTTTGGCTCTGATCTTCCTGCATTAATAATCATCTGACATTGTTCAGGTGTAAATATTGGTTTAGTTGTTTCTACGATATAAGATTTCCATCTTGGTTCAGATATCATATGGCCCCCCTATTTTTTATTGGATCAAAATTTATATCACAATTTGCAGCAAGACTTCTTCTTGTTTCATTGGTGCCATTAAAGGGATAAACACAATGTCTCATGTCATATGGAAAAACATAAAAATCTCTTAACTCCATTGGTGGTTGATAATCTATTTTAGCAAACTGACCATTAGCTGCACCTAGTATTTGTAGCCTACCATTTTGTGGTGTTTGTTCTGCAGAATATTCTTTACCGAATGTAGATGGTAATTTTAATACCATGACACTTGATAACCCTGTAAACAACATGCCTCTATGAACATGCGCTGGATTATATTCATGTTGTTTCATCTCGTTAACCCAAATAGAATTAATATGCATATCGTAATCTTTAATTTTGTTAAAAGCTAAATAGTGTTTAAATATTTTTATAAAATAATCCGTAACATTTCTTGGAAGTAAGTTATGGTTTTTCATCTTTGTTTGATCTGCACCATGATAAAATAAAGAATATTCATTTTCTATTTTACCAACTAATTGTGAATTTGCCCTGTTAAGGTTATTTATATTTTTTTCGTATATTTGATTAATCGCAGTAAAAATATCAAGAGGCACTTGATATTTTAAAATAGATTGACCTAAGAATACAAAATCAAACTTTAGGTTTTCCATGTTGTGTGATCTGTTCTTTCTCTGTATAGCTTTGTTCTAGTTCACCGGATTTTCTAATTCTTCTTAAAGATTCTAGTTGTCCCATAACATTAAATACATCTGTGTCAGATGAATTGTTATTTAATGTTTTAGCTTTTTGTGCATAATGTAAACCATAAGATTCTAACTGGTGTTGATTAACGTCTTTATCGTTAAATGAACCATCATTAAATTCTTTCTTTAATTTAGACCACATTTTAATTTCTCTCATTCTGTGTTTTGCAACTTTTTCCATAGAAGCTTTTGCAAATCTACATTCATCAAGATCTATTTCGTATTTTGTTTTTCTGTAATCGTCCCCTTCTTTTTCAATCTTACCTTCTAACCATTTAATTTTTGCTTCATTTCTTCTATAATCAAATGATAATGTCATTAAATTATCTAAGTATGTAGATTGTTCTCTAACACACTGCCAATACTTTGCAGCTTTAGTAGGGTATCTGTTATCTTGTAACACAGAGAATCTTGCTTCTGTTTCTGTTCTAAACATTTGTTTCTTGGTCCATGTATCACGTAGCTCGTCTACCATACCTTTGAACGCGGACAAATCTTCTGTCGTTAATAAATTATTTAAGTGAGCTTCTTCACCTTGTATAACTTCTTTTACATCTTTTTTCATATCTTTATCCTTTATAATTAAATCTTATATATACTATTTAAAATATATTACAAGATTTAAGATGATGTAATTTTTTCAGTAACTTGACCATCACCATACCATTCTTCAGTAGCAGTAAACCAAGTTCCTGGTGAACCTCTTCCTCCAAAAGCTAAAGAAGATGTTGAGGAATTACCGGCTCCACAAAGATCGTGTCTAGCTGTATTCATGTTATTTTGCATGCTCCAACTAGAGCCATTCCAAACTTGTGTTTGATCAGCTGGAACACTTGGGCCTTGTCCTCCAAAAACTACCGCAGCAGTATTACTTGATCCTGTTGAAGCTGCTCCACCACTTGGATCATTTAAATCTGAAACCTCAGTCCAACTACTTCCATTCCAAGATTCTGTAACCTTTTGATCTCCTCCAGGTCCTTCACCTCCGCCTATTAAAGCTGATGTTGTGGTTCCAGCCCCACCGTCCACATGTCTTCCTGTATTCAAATCATTCACCTCTGTCCAACTAGATCCATTCCAAGTTTCTGTATTTGTCATGTGAGCTGTTGAGCCATCCTCTCCACCAAAAGCTATGACTGAGGTATTAGAACTTCCTGTGCCACCTAATTGTCTTCTAGCACTATTTAAATCTCCTGTTTCAGCCCAAACATAGCCGTTCCATGTTTCTGCTTTGGCACTTCTATCAGGTTCCATACCACCAAAAACCATTGCAGATGTTGCAATTCCACCACCTGCTAAATTATCTCTTGCGGTATTCATATCATTTAGTTCAACCCAAGCTGTTCCGTTGTAATTTTCTGTAACTGCTGTCATAGTGCTTGGTGGGGTTCCACCTCCAAACGCTAGAACTGAAGTGTTACTAGATCCAGCTCCTGCTAAATCACGTCTAGCAGTATTTAAATTAGCACCAGTAATCCATGCACCCAAAGCTACGTTACCACTAAATTCTTCCGTTGATGATTGTGAAGAAGCTGGATCTTTTTCACCACCAAAAGCTAAAGAAGAAGTATTACTACTTCCTGCTGCTCCAACAGTTTGTCTTCCAACATTTAAATCGTTAACTTCTGTCCAACTTGCTCCATTCCAAGATTCTGTTAGATGTGAATTTGAAGGGCCTCCAAAAGTTATTATACTGTAATACACTCCATTTGCACCCGTATTAAGTCTAGCAGTATTTAAATCATTAACTTCAGTCCAACTAGAACCATTCCATGATTCTGTGTTGCCTACAGTTGTTGTAGAATAACCAGCAATAGCAAGTGCACCCAATGAGGCACCAGCACCTGTTCCATTTCTTCTACCTGTATTTAAATCACTAACCTCTGTCCAACTAGAACCATTCCATAGCTCTGTGTTATCATAGATATCAGGAGGGTTCCAACCACCAAAAGCTAAAGCTGCTGTATTACTTTCACCAGCACCACCTAAACTTCTTCTTTGTGTGTTTAGATCATTGACTTCAGTCCAACTTGATCCATTCCAACTTTCGCAAAGAGCTAAAGGACTTCTGTTACCTCCAAATCCTAAAGCTGATGTTTGTGTTCCAGCGTCACCCATTTGAGTTCTACCACTGTTCATGTCATTTACTTCAGTCCAAGATGTTCCATTATATTGTTCGGTATTATTAAAGTTTGAACCAACCGGTGTAGATCCACCAAATCCTAAAGCTGCAGTTTGTGTTCCTGCTCCTCCCATAGATATTCTTGCTTGATTCAAAGCACCACCAGTAGACCAAGCATTACCAACAAAAGAGTTTCGTGTTTTAAGTTCACCTTCAGTTTCATTGTACCAAACTTGACCAACAGTTGTTGGATCTGAAGTTACCGATTGAATATCTGTTCCAATTATTTCTTTGTATGTTGTCATATTAAATTGTTATTGTCTCCGTTGCTGATCCGTCACCATTCCATTCTTCTGTTCCAGCTCCCTTACTAGGAACTGGAGAACCACCAAAAGCTAAAGCAGCAGATGTTGTTCCTGTTCCAGTTAATCTTGGTTTTGTACCGTTCATTGAATTTTCATTAGTCCAATTAGTTCCATTCCAAGACTCTGTTAAAGCCGATGCTACTGTTGGAGGTGTGCTACCACCAAAAGCTAGTGCTAATGTTTGAGTGCCAGTTCCAGCCACATCATCTTTAGCATTATTTAAATCATTTAGTTCTGTCCAACTAGAACCATTCCAAGACTCAGTGTTTGAAACTCTGTTTTTTCCACCAAAAGCTAAAGCAGATGTATTACTTATTCCTGCACCTCCTCCTTCTCTTCCACCAGTATTTAGATCACTAACTTCTGTCCAGCTTGTTCCATTCCAGGATTCTGTTTGATCTGTATATGTACTTGTTCCTGGAGGTATCTCTCCTCCAAATGCTAATACAGATGTATTGTCAGCTCCTGCTGAACCTACAAATCCACCTTTTGCAGTATTTAAATCATTGACTTCAGTCCACGCAGTTCCATTCCAAGACTCTGTATTATCTATTACAGTCTGTACTCCACCAAAAGCTAAAGCAGATGTTGAACTTCCTGTTCCTCCTAAAAAATGTCTCGCAGTGTTTAAATCATCTAATTCTGCCCAAGCTGTTCCATTATATAATTCTGTAGCTCCTGTTGGAGGTGGACCTTCTCCTCCAAACGCAAGACCTGCAGTTTGAGTTCCAGCTGCTGCCAGTCTTTCTCTTCCAGCGTTTAAACTAGCGCCAGTTGACCAAGCACCATATGCAAAATTTGCGTTCCATTCTTCAGTGCTTCCTGTTAACGCAGATGTTGAAGGTCCTGCTCCACCAAAAGCTATTGAGGTAGTTTGTGTTCCTGATCCTCCTAAACGTCTTCTACCTACATTTAAATCATTTGTTTCAGTCCAAACCAACCCATTCCATAATTCTGTAATATCTCCCATTGTTGAGGGTCCAATGTCTCCACCAAAAACCATAGCTGATGACACAACTCCAGCTGCAGCACGACCAGTTCCACTTGTATTTACATCATTAACTTCAAACCAACTTGTGCCATTCCAAGCTTCTACTTTTGCTGTGCCTGGTGGAACATCTCCACTTATTGCTAAAGCTGCTGGATTAACTCCTGTTCCTGAACCTGCTTCTCTAACTTGATTTAAATCGTTTACTTCTGTCCAACTCGATCCATTCCAAGATTCTGTATTTGCAACGGGAGTTGTTGTTTTACCTCCAAATGCTAAAGACGAAGTGTTGTCAGCTCCCGCACCAGATAAATTTCTTCTAGCTGTATTTAAATCATTAAGTTCAGTCCAGCTAGTTCCATTCCAACTTTCATTCGCATCTGTGTTAGAACTATCATCCCAACCACCATAACATAATGCAGATGTGTTCGTGCCATTTGTTAAGGCTATTATTCTTCTAGCAGTATTTAAATCATTAAGTTCAGTCCAACTTGATCCATTATAAGATTCTGTATTTGCAACAGCTGGGGCTCCAGGAGTACCTACACCTCCACCATAACCCAATGCAGCTGTTTGTGTGCCTGCTGCACTTATGTGTTCTCTTGCAGTATTTAAATTACCACCAGTTGCCCAAGCACTCGTAGAAGTGGCTTTACGAACACGCAATTCACCTTCGGTTTCGTTAAACCATACCTGTCCCACATACGGGTTGTCAGGATTTGTAGTATAGTTTTTTACCTTACCACCTTTTATCTCTTTGTACTCAGACATTATTCTCCTTATTACTCAGTCAATTTTATGTCAGCTGGTCTTGGATTTTCTTCACCTTTTTGATCTTCTGGTAAAGCATCCCATGCAGTTTGTGCTGCTGTGACCTCTGCATCAACAATTGCTTGAGCTTCAGCTAACGTTTTAGCAGCTCCACCTACTTTTGCAATCCAAAGATTTGCATGCTTATTGTAAGCGGGCACTTGCCAAACATTACCAGGAAAACCTTTGAAAGTAATTTTTATTGATTCTATGTGATCAATAAATCCCTTTCCCCAGTTTTCTGCTACACAGTATTGATATGTTTTTGCCATAGTTGTCCTCCTTAATCGCTTGTTGTTGTTACTGTTCTATCAAATAAACCTGTTCCATCCCATGTTTCTGAATGTAAATTAGGTGTGTTAGAACTACCACCTGAAGCTAATCCAGCAGTGGTTGTTCCTTGTCCCGATAGTTGTTGTCTAGCCTGATTCATATCTCCAATTTCACTCCAATTAGTTCCATTCCATTCTTCTGTAAGTGAAACTGTAAATACAGGACCTGGTTCTCCACCAAAAATTAAAGCTGCTGTTGCAGTTCCATTTGAACCTGAGTTAACTCTTATATTATTACAGTCATTCTTAACAGTCCAAGATGATCCATTCCATAACTCTGTTTCACCTTTAATACTACCTGAATTTCCAGCAATAGCTAAAGCAGAAGTAGCATTAGCCCCTGCTCCACCAACAGAAATTTGACTTCGAGCTGAGTTCATATCATTTTGTTCACTCCAGCTAGATCCGTTCCAAGTTTCTGCTTTTCCTGATTTTGCACTAGGATCATTTCCTCCAAAAGCAATAGATGAAGTTTGAGTTCCTACTCCTCCTAAACCTCTTCTACCTGTATTCATATCTCCAGTTTCAGTCCAAGTAAAACCATTCCATAATTCATTTTTATCTGAAGGAGCAGAGCTAGGCGATCCTCCTGTACGAGTGTTTCCACCAAAAGCTAAAGCAGCAGTTTGTGTTCCTGATCCTCCTAATTCACTTCTAGCTGTATTAATATCATTGTTAGCTTCAAACCAACTTGTTCCATTCCAAACTTCTGCTACAGTCACTGCAGCAAAAGGACTACTACTTTGTGCTCCACCAAATATAACACAATCTGATGTATTGCCTGCTCCAGCTCTTAAACCGTTATTGTCATTCATGTTATTATTAGTTGACCACGCTCCGATAGAAACGTCTGCGTTCCATGCTTCAGTAAGACCATTAAAAGTTGTGCTTGAAACTCCACCAAAAGCTAAACCTGCTGTTGTGTTTCCTGAACCTGCTAAAGTTGCTCTTCCAAAAGCTAAATTAGTTGATTCTGTCCAAATTGATCCATTCCAAATTTCAGTATCTCCAGTTCCAACTCCTGGTCCTGGATTACCACCATAAGCTAAACCATCTGTTGAAGTTCCAGCTCCTCCAAGACCAAATCTTTTAGTATTTAAATCTGCAACATTAGTCCAACTAGATCCATTCCAAGATTCTGTTGCTCCAGTTCCTGGAGGTGTTGTGCCTCCAAAAGCTAAACCAGCTGTCGTTGTTCCTGCACCTGCTATTGAATTTCTAGCTACATTTAAATCTCCAACTTCAGTCCAACTAGATCCATTCCAAGACTCTGCTATTGCTAAAACTGCTGCTCCCGGATTTTCTCCAGCAAACGCTAAAGCTGCTGTTGATATACCAATGCCTCCTAATTGTCCTCTGGCTGTATTTAAATCTGCTGTTTCTGCCCAGTTAGTGCCATCCCAAAGTTCATTAAGAGCTATTCTTGTACCACCAGGATTTCTACCACCAAAAGATAAAGCCGCTGTTGAAGTGCCTGCAGCTCCAGCAAAAGTTTTTGCTTGATTTAAATCATTAACTTCAGTCCAACTACTTCCATTCCAAAGCTCATTAACATCTTGAATTGCACCAGGAGAAGTACCACCACCAAATCCTAAAGCTGCCGGTTGAGTTCCACAACCACTTAAACCCTCTCTATGAGTGTTCATTCTATTTTGAGAAGACCAAGCATTACTTTTAACTTGTTGTCTGTATTGATATTCGTTTTCGGTAGAATTATACCAAAGTTGACCTTGAACCACGCCACTATTACCAGCAATATTTCGGACTGCTGTCCCCATACTTTCTTTATAGGTAGCCATGATTATTTATTCTTTAACAGCCAGCCTTGAGTTCCATCCGTATAGACCAAAGTATTAGCTGCCCTTTCTACTGAAACTGTCAAATCTGCTGTAGCTCCATTTATTTTTTCTGAATTTCTTGCAACTGTTAATGTGTTTGAATCAAAAGTTCCTGCATAATCTATAAACGAAACTTCGTCACCAATTGAAGGTGAAGATGGAAGTGTCATTGTTATAGTTCCAGACGTAGTATTTATAAAAAATCCTTGTCCTGCAACAGCAGTAAAATCAGAAGTTTTTACTGCTTGCCATGAAGTACCACCTGAAACTTCTGCAAAAGATAAAGTACCTGATCCATTTGTTTTTAAAAAATTATCTGCTGATCCATCAGCATTTGGAAAAGTTAAACCATCAAGAACAATGTTTCCTGAACCGTTTGGTGTAATAGTAATGTTACCATTAGCAGCATCTGTAATTGTAATAGTACCTGAATCTGTTCCACCATTTGTGCTTAATATTAAGTCAGCAGCTCCACCCGTTGTTAATGTAAGTGTTCCTGCTCCATTAGAATTTATTGTAGCTGCTGCTCCAGCATCTCCAACTGTTGCTGTGTCAGCTGCAAGAACAACATCTCCAGTTCCGTTTGGAGTAAGTGTTATATTACCATTTGATCCATCTGTTATAGTAATGTTTCCAGAGTTAGTTCCTGAATTAGTATCTAAAATTAAATCGTGAGCACCACTTGATGTTAGAGTTGCGTTAGCAGCTCCTGTACCAATTTTAGTTTCACCAGTTCCTTTTGGAACGATGGCTACATCTATATTTGAATCACCTCCAGTTGCTGATAATTGTGGAGCATTACCAGTTGCAGCATTTGTAATATCAAATTGGTTTACAGCTGAACTAGTTGTTTGAAATATTAATTGTTCATTTCCATTTTCATCTCTAATACCATGAGCATCATCAAAGTCGATCATGAAAGAATTAGTATCTAAGTTACCACCTAATTGTGGTGAAGTATCATCAACAAGGTCACTTGCTAATGCAACAGAATCAATATTTGGATTTGTACCATCATCTGCTTTTGCATATACAAGAACTGTTTTACCACTTAAAATAGCTACACTAGATCCAGAACCAGAAACATATTTAAATGTTACTGTTTGAGAACCACTAGTTGAGTTTTTTAAAATATAAAAGTTTTGAACATCTAAAGGTATTGTTACATTTCTTCCCGCAGAAATAGTTCCTGTAAATTCTATTACTCTGTGTGCAAGAGTTGCACCAGTTGAACCATCAGATACAGATAAAGTTGTATCTCCAGAATCAGAGACAGCTTGTTGTGTAAAACCACCTGAAATTTGTTCTACAATATTTAAGTTAGTATTAGTTTTTGTTCCCCATGTACCAGCGTTTTCACCGGTTGCCATCAGTTCAATACCAAGAGGCGTGTATGTAGATGCCATAAATTTTTCTCCTATGCAGCGTCAGTATAACTTGTATTTGATCCACTTGCAACATTTGAATAAGAACTATTAGATCCCGTCGATGGATCAGAATACGACGAATTAGATCCTGTTGATGTGCTACTATACGATGTATTTGATCCAGTTGCAACCCCAGAAAAACTACTATTTGAACCTGTATTTATATTAGCATATGCTTCAACTCCACCCTCTCCCTGTAATGCATTTATTGCATCTAAACTTAGACCAACTACATCAGCTGGAGTTATAGAACCAACACTAAATGTTGAGGATACACCTGTTAAACCAATAACATCTGCTGGAGATATAGAACCAACAGATAGTGTTACAGAAACACCAGTTAAGTCAACTAAGGTCGCAGGACCAACTTCTACTGATCCAACACTTGATGTTGCTTCTACACCAGTTATATCTGCTGGACCAAATTCTAAACCTAACGTTCCTACATTAAATGTAGCTGATACTCCTGATATGGAAGCAGGACCAAATTCTAAACCTAACGTTCCTACATTAAATGTAGATTGCTGACCTGTAATCTCTGGTGTAGAATCAAGTTTAATAGTAGAAGAACCAACACTTGTTTCTGCTTCTTGACCAGACACACCAACTACATCTGCAGGTAATATTGATCCAACACTTGCAGTTACAGCTTGACCTACTGCAGAAATAACTTGATCTGGAGATTCACCCCAACTTAATGTACCCCATGTATTTCTACCCCAACCAACTAAAGTTCCAACATTAGAAACAGTTGGAGTTGCAAAGGTTGCCTCTACTCCTGTTACAGGAACACCTAATTCTGCATCTATGTTAGGGCTTCCCACACTCGTAGTCATTGAGTGGTTTGCACCAACCATCTCTAATAAAACTGTAATTTTTGTAGTAATAGATCCAGGTGAAGCTGTTGCTTCTAGTCCTGTTACAGATACAGTTTCATCTGCACCTTCTCCCCAATCAGCAGTATTCCAAGTTAATCTTCCCCAACCTGTTTCGTTAAAAGATGATGTATCTCCTAATTGTGATGTAGCTGCTTGACCTGAAACGATAGCTGTAATGACATCATCTTGCCATTCGTTTGATCCCCAAGTGTTAGTACCCCAGGTAGATGCCATAAGGAGTTCCTCCTTACGCTATACGAATGATTGCGTTACTTGCGTCTGCTGTTGGAAATTGAATTGTAAATGTTCCAGAAGAAACTGTTTTGTCACCACCAAAAGCGATAACTGCAACAGCTTTGTCAGATTGATCGTCATTATAAATTAATGCACCATTTGCTGTAAAAGATGCTGAAGTGAAACTTACATCTGCAAAGTCACAAAATGCAGTTGTTCCCGATGTTGTTGGTGTAACGCTTGTTAATGTTGCACCACCTGCAGAATATGCAGATCCAGATGTATTTGAAATTTCGTTTGAAGTTGAATAAGCAGTTGTGGCTGCACCTAAAGATGCAGAACTTGTATACAAAGCTATTTTAAATGTATCACCACTAGACGCAGTAAAATTATGTGTGCCTACTAAAATTTCTTGTTTGAAACTTGTACAAATTGCCGATGATATTGCCATAATTTATCTCCTATGGGTTTGCCGAGGTTACTGGAATACGAATAGCGCCATCAGTGTAGTCATCTCTTCGTCTTCTACCAACTTGCTCATTAGCAAACTTCTGTACTTCTTGTTTATATTTATTTTCGTAAAGTGTCAACATATCTATAGGACCTTTTAAAAATCCATAAGTTTCTGATAGACAGCAATATAAAAGCCCATTTGGAAAGTTAAGACTAATGTAATTAGTTGTATTATCTGAAGCTAAAGTGCTCGGCATTTTGTTATAATGAACTCTAAATTTGTATGTTGCATCAGGGACCGGGGCCATAAATATACGACCAGAATTAGTATCTCCATCTCCTGTAGCTCCACCAAACATTGCATAATATTTAGGTTGTCCTCTTTTTGCTGACTCTGTTGACGGCACATATTCTTGTAAATATGATACATCTTTTTTTTCTAACCAAACATTTGCTCCTGTTGAGGCAGATGTAGAGTCATAAACTTGTATACCTCTAATAAACAAAGCTCCTCCTGGAGCGTTTATTGACTCTTGACCTACAACTAAATTACCTATTTGTTGAACCCTATCGGCATCAATAGGTACATCTCTCATAATTCTATATTGAGCATTTAAAATAATATTTTCTAAAGTGTCTGTTGATAGCACATTAGAATCTGTTTCAGTATAGTTTCTAATTTGTGTAACTAATCCGCTATAACTTAAACCTGCCATTATTCAGATCCTTTTTTATGTTTTCTATTTATTTTATCTGTTTTGTGGTTTTTAACTTCTTCATACAAAGCAAGATGTGGGTCTTGTTTTTCTGGTACAAAAAAATTTTTTATCCAATTCCAAATTTTATTTATCATGCCTCTATTGTCACGGGTCCAACAGAACAACCGTAACCTCCTCCTTTTATATTACCACTTGTAGCAGTATCTGTATCAACTGTAAAATGAAAATAATTAGATGTAGAATAATCTGTTGTTACTCTTGCATCATTTTTATATAATCCAGTTGTAATAGCGTAACCTGCTGATTTTGCAATATTAGCACCTGTAATTCCATCAAAATTTTGAGGATTAGAGTATTGAAAAACATTTCCACCTGAAGAAATTGTTGGTGGACCTCTAAATCTGTATGTGGTTCCATTAACTAAACCATGACCTTGAGAAAAAACATTAATAATTCTTGAACCTGCTTCATATGTTTCAAAACCATCTTCAGGTATTCTAACAGTAGTTGCTGGTTCAGTTCTATCTGTTCTTACATGTAATAATGCAACCCCATCCGGACTTTGTGGTTTTGGTTCTAATTGTGGTTGCTTTGGTTCAAATTCTGATACATGAACAAATGCACCATTCCATTCTCTAACCATTTCTCTATATGGAAACTCCATACCAGATCTATCTGATATTGCTTTTGCGTATTTACCTGTTGCGTACTTTCCCATTATGTTCCTGGATAATAAGTTTTAGGTGTTATATGTGTGCTAGAAGCAGATCCATCTTCTGCTAATGCTCTTGCTAATTCATCTTCGTAATAAAGTTTCATAGCCTGCACCATTTGTGGTTGATATTTTTGTGCAAGATAAAATGCAAGACCTGATACCATACAAGGTACAAATCTAAATGGTAAATCAGTTGCGTTTGTATAATCTCCTATATCTTGAATTCTTTTTATATAATAAAAATGCATATCTTTAGATGCGTTTGTAGAATCAGGTGTCGGATAAACACTAATACTTATGTGATCAATAAGTCTTTGCACCCAATATTGATTAGGTGTACCTTTAGATAATTTATTAGAAAAACCTGCGTAAGTAGATCTATCTACTTTTGTCATAGGACTATCTGATTGTGTTGTTTGAGTTCTATTAGATCTTAATTGTGCTTCAAGAACATCGGATATTCCATATACACCATTTGGTGTAGAAGTAGCACTGGTGCCATCACCGCTTGATCTAAAAAATTTATACTCTGCTTGTCCCTCAATTAAATCAAGATTAAGTTCTCCTATTTCCCAATAGTGAATGCCTCTGTTACCCCATTCTTGGAATAAGATATTAAGAGATCTTCGGGCTGACTTCATTTGATAGCCAGCCACAGAATTTAATCCTATTCGTTCAAAAGCTTCTTCTATAATTTCATCAATAGCAAAAGTTTTATCGAACGTTGCTGTTCCCGAAGTAGTATTAGCCATTTAAACTCCTACGATTCGTAAACTTTAATCCATTCACAAACAATTGTACCTGTATCTCCTGCTGCACAAGCTGGTAAAACGACGTTTACATCACCAGTGAAACCTGTAGCTTCGGTGTTTTTTAATCCACCAAAAGATGAATAATCGTATTCCATTTCACCTGCTAAAGTTTGAAATACTACATCCGTGTCAGCGTCCCACTGCATTCTAATTGCATCCGCTGGTGCTGTTACAGAAACGTTAAAACTAACTTT